GCCCGTGGTACAACCATCACGCCGCAAGACCTTGACGATGAAGACTTCAGCCTGACAATTGACAAAGCTAACTACTTTGCATTTAAGGTTGACGACATTGAAGAGGCACACAGCCACGTTAACTTCCAGTCATTGGCAAGTGACCGTGCTGCTTACCGCCTTGCTGACCAGTTTGACCAAGACGTTCTTGGCTACTTGTCAGGTTACACTCAGTCTGCAATCCACGGTACGCCAGACACTGTTAACACGACTATTAACGGTTCAAAGGCTGTTACTACCGCTGGTTCAGACGAACTGCTTGCCAGCATGAAGCTGGACGCATCTGACTTTAACAACGGTACTCCGGGTGAAGCAATTGCTATCCTGCCACGTACTGGTGCAGGTGCTGCTCCAACTAATGCAGGTGATGCGAATCCGTTGCAAATCATTGCTCGTATGTCACGTCTGCTAGACCAGCAGAATGTTGACACACAAGGTCGTTGGCTTGTTCTTGACCCAGTGTTCATGGAAGTATTGAAAGACGAAGATTCTCGTCTGTTTGATGCTGACTTCGGTGGTTCAGGCTTGCAGAACGGCAGAGTAAGCAACAACATTCACGGTTTCACCGTGTACTCGTCTAACAATCTGCCAGCAGTTGGTACTGGTCCTTCATTCGCAGGGGCAAACAGTTCTGTTAACTTTGGTGTGATTGTTGCTGGTCATTCATCTGCTGTTGCAACTGCAGAGCAGATTAACAAGACCGAAACCTACCGTGACCCTGACAGCTTTGCTGACATCGTTCGTGGTATGCATCTGTATGGTCGCAAGATTCTCCGTCCAGAGGCTCTTGTCAACGCCAAATACCACTTGGCTTAAGGGAGGATTAGATTATGGCTACCGTAACTACTGCCCTTCAAGCGGCAACAGGCAACTCTCAACGTGGGCGTAATGCTTACATGGTTGAGAACACAATTAACTTTGCTGACCACACCGTAGACCCGTCTGCTGGTGACGTTGTACAAGCTATCACTGTACCTGCTGGTTCATTGATTCTTGCAGCAGGTCTGGAAGTTATCACTGCTCTGACTATCGCAAACACTGGTTCAGATGAAACCATTGATTTGGGTACAGACACAGAAGCAGACAAGTACGTTGATGGTTTTGATGCTGATGCAGCTTCTGCTGGCGATTACGCCGCAGCTGATGCAACTGCAGCAGGTCCAGAAGTACATGGCACTGCAAACACAATTGACATGACTTTCGCAGGTACTGGTGACGGTATCTCCGCAGGTAAGATTCGTGTTTGGGCCATTATGATGGACGTATCAACAATGGGTGACATGACTGCTGACGAAGTAGACCGTGACACACTTGCCTAAATAATATATGGGAGAGCAGGGCAACTTGCTCTTCCATTTCTATGAGATTTAATAAAGGACGCACAAATCATGGCAATCACAACTGCAATGTGTAACAGCTTTAAACAAGAACTTCTTGGCGGTGTCCATGATTTGGATACCGATTCTTTGAAACTTGCTTTGATTAAAGCTACACCGACTGGCACATATAATGCCAGCACAACTAATTATTCTGATGTAACTGGTAACTCTGATGAAGCATCTGGTACTGGTTATTCCGCTGGCGGTCAGGTACTTGATGGCGCAACTATTTCGCTTGATGGTTCTACCGCTATTGTTGATTTTACAGATGAAGTATTTGCTGATGTAACTATTTCTGCTGATGGTTGTATTATTTACAACGCTGGGCAAGCTAACAAAGCAATTGCTGTTATTGACTTTGGTGGCACAGTAAGTGCTACTGCTGGTGACTTGACTATTGAATTTCCTACTGCTGACGCAAGTAACGCTGTAATTCGTATTGCGTAAGGAGTAGCAGATGGCTGTTACCGTAAATGCTGCTGTTTACGGAGTAGGTGTCTACGGAACAGCTAGATATGGTAAGGTTATTGTAAGTAACCTTGACCAAGCTACCGCCACAGGTGCTGTTAATACTGTACAGGTAAATGTAACAGAAGTATTAAACAGTGTAACGGCTACAGGCACAATTGCAAATGTAGTTGCTGGTGGTTTTGAAGTTGACATTTCTGAGCGTTTAGATAGCGTATCGGCTACAACAACAGTTAATGGCGTTCAGGTAAATGTAACAGAGATACTAGGTAGTGCTAGTGCTACAGGTGCAATAGGCACACTGGCGATTAGTAATACTGTTACACTTACAGGTGTTCAAGGCACAACTGCCTGTGGTGGTGTAGAAGATAAACCAACAGAGATTCTGGATAGTGTAAGTGCTACAGGCTCTGTAAACACTGTTCAAGTTAATGTTACAGAAATACTTGGCAGTGTAAGTGCAACAGGTTCTATAGGAACGCTAGAGCATAGTAATACAGTTACACTGACAGGCGTACAGGCAACAGGGTTTGTCAATACACTTGAAGAAAAGCCTACTGAGGTATTAAACAGTGTAAGTGCTACAGGTGCTGTTGGCACAGTTACACTTTCTAATACAGTTACACCAACAGGTGTACAAGGTACAACAACATTAGGAACAATTACAAAGACTGCTGTTGTATTTGATTTCCAAGCTGTAGCAAGTCAATATAGTCGTGCTAGAACAGTTAAAATAGCAAGGGCAGCATAATGTCTACAGCAGCAGAAAGAACAGTTGATATACCATTCGAGAATAGAAAAGTATACATTCCTCGTGGTACAACGCCAGATGACAGAACAGTGCTGGTAAAGTTTGAAAACAGAACAGTGTATATAGAAAGACAAACAACATCTGCTGAACGCACTGTATATGTAACGGAGTTATATTAAATGTCATATCGTTGGCCTGTAAAAGACCCAGATGAAACACTTGACTACAGTGTAGATTGGTCACGTTTTCTTGATACCGCTACTATTAGTTCTGTTGCATGGTTTGTACAAACAGATGATATTGGTAAAACTGCACTTGCATCTGGACAAGATTTAACTACAGCCTCTGGTGGTACAGTTACCGACAGTATTCAAAATGTATCACAATCTAATACAACAACTGTAGCGACTATTAATATAGGAAGCGGTGTAACAAATCGTGAATACATATTTACTTGTCGTATGACTGACAGCACAGGAAGCACTGCTGAACGCACTATCAAGATTGCAATTAGAGAGAAGTAAAACACATGGCATATAACTTTCTAGGTTTAGTGAATGAAGTCAATCGCCGTTTGAACGAAGTTGAACTTACCTCATCTAACTTTGGTACGGCTACTGGTTTTTACGCACACGCTAAAGATGCTGTAAATGCTTCCTTGCGTTATATTAATCAATCAGAATATGAGTGGCCTTTTAATCATGTAGAGCAAGAGGATACACTCACAGCAGGAGTATCTCGCTATCCATTTCCTGCTGATGCAAAAGTATTAGATTTTGATACATTTAGAATTAAAGAGAATAGCACTCTTGGAAATGCTACAGTAAAGCTATCTACACTTGCTTACGAAGAGTATTTGGAAAAGCATGTAGAACAAGAGTACTCATCGGATACAACTGGTCAAGGTGTTCCAAACAGGGTTGTACATACACCTTCTTTGGAATTTATTATGACACCTTCTCCAGATAAGGCATATGTAGTTGTCTACGAATATTATCGTATTCCAGTTGACCTTGAGCAGTATGATGATGTTCCAGATGTTCCTGAAAGATTTAAGCATGTAATTACAGATGGTGCTATGCACTACGCATATTTGTTTAGAGGAAATACACAGGACGCTTTGGTAGCAAAAGAAAAGTTTGAGGAAGGCATTAAGCATATGCGTTCCATGATTATTAACCGCTATCATTACGTGCGGTCTTACATGATTCCACAAAATACAGGTGGTGGTGGTAGAATTGGCTACGCTAGACTGCCGTTAGGATAATATAACATGGCAGATAGATGGCAAACCTATCCTGTGGAGTTTCGTGGCGGTCTGGTAACAAATTTAAGCCCTTTGCAACAGGGCGTAAATGCACCGGGGTCAGCACGTATTCTTCGTAACTTTGAACCTTCTGTTGAAGGTGGTTATCGTAGGATTGAAGGTTACGATAAATACGATAGCAACTTGATACCACCATATGGTGCGCCAGTTGTACATGGTTCTGGTCAGACAGGTACGACACTTGTAATTGGTAATATAGATACTACACCTGAAGATGGTGACACTCTTACAATTAGTGGCGTAGCTGGAACATA